GCCCCAGTCCACCCGAAATGACGCTGCGGGTTATACGAACCGCCAGGGATCAACATCAGTCGTCAGCGATGGGCTTGCGCACGCGACGAGCCTTCACTGGCTCATCGTCCTTGGCCACACGATCAGCGATTGCCGCTTCGTGCGAAGTCTCCGGTTGATTCGGAAGGGGCGGCCAACAACCACCCATTACCTCTGGCCAAACACCCATCCGCTGACAACCAAATTCCTATTTGCCAGTCTAGGAGCGTCGCTACGTCTCCCTATGGATAGCTGGCGTATGGCCCGCGCCTTTCATATCGAAGCCGCTAGGCGTGAAATTGCCGCTTGTACCGACCTTAAAAAGCTACAGGAGATCTGCCTCAACCTGATGCTGCAGGTTGAGTGCCAGAAAGACATGATCGGTGACTTGCTACTACGCGACTAACCCTGGCCGCGGCTGAGCTTGCGGTTGCCTTTAGGGCGACTGCCACGACCTTGGCCTTGGCGGGTCTTCTTGCAGATGGGCGCCTTACGGAGGGTGTCGCCAGTCTTTGCTTTAACGGCCATCGCTACAGCTCTATCAGTTGATCCTTGGGGTGTAGTGCGTATTGGTATTGAACTGCTGGTAAGCCTGCCCGCGGATGCGACGCTGCAGGTTTAGCAGTTGCTGCGGCTGCTGATACTGGCTAGCGCTAGGGCTGTGGTTCTGATACGCCGCATTGGGGTCGTAAGCCTGCGCAATGAAGCGACCGTACTCATCACGGGGGTGGGCTTTCTCCTCCCACTTCTTCTTAGCTTTCCTAGCCATAGCAAGGGATCTACTGGCTACAGGTTAGCCAAACCCACTAGACGCCCCCTCTACTCAGCCTCGGCTTCTTCCTGCGCGATCCAATACTGCTCTTCAACAGCAACCTGCAGGCTTTCAAACCGCGCGCGCTCCTGTTCGGCGCGGATATCAGCCTGCGAACGAAACTGCCCCCATTGATCACGGGGGCGAGCACGACGGGGTGGCTTCCAATCCATCACGACACAGTAGTGCGGGTCTCTACTGGGCCGGGCGGTTAATGATGGTGCGCACTTGGCCTTCGGCGTTAACAGCGATCACCTTATGAATGTGCTTTTGGCCGGGCTTTGCCTTGAGCAGGCGGCCTACGGCGGTGACTTCAGGCTTCGTCATTTGCGTTTGCGAGGCGAATGGGCGCGGCGGTCAGCCAAAAGCTGCTGTCGCGCAGCCTTGGCATACGTGGAGCCCGACGGATCGCGCCATACAGCTCGCGCATTCACCCTGCTAATCCTCATGCCAGGGTCTCTAAAAGCATTTCGCCTCACTTGCGTGCCGGCATTGCCAGCGCTCATGCCTCGATTGCTAAAAACATCCAAAGTCACCATCTGCGCGGAATGCTGAGGCGCAACGCCTTTGATTTGGCGCGAGGCTTTGTTCATATTCCGCACCGGTGCTGAGGCGCCAACTGTGCCCCGAGGGTTTGAAGCCAATACCTTTGGCCCTTCGTGCATCCGCTCAGGTCGTGCCCCAAGACGCTTTGCTTTTTCTCTTGGCGTTAATCGCCGAGGCGCCACTGCCTCCGGCTTAGCACTACGCCGCCCAGGGCGAATCGTGCCAGACGGAACAGCACCCTCAATGCGCCCGGTTTGCGTTGCTCTCTTATTCCCGGCCTCAGTCCTTAGCCGCCCACCACGGGCAGTAGCACCCACAGTGGCGAACCGCCCGCGGTTATCCCTGACATACCGGCGAGCAGCCACGGCCCATACGCAACCATATAGCCATTATGGCCAACTAGACAGGCGCTCTAATTACACGCAGAGCGCTAGCTGATTCATAACCACAGGAAGCTCACGCCCGCCCCACTGATCGCCCATCGCCTCGGCCACACCCTCAAACGTCCGGCTTCTCTCCTTCCACCGATCAGGGCCAGGCGGCATAAGCAGCACACGCTCCTCACGACCCTGCACACACCGACTGGGCTTCAGCTTCGGCAGGTTCTTCAGCCACAGGCACGTTGCCTTCACCTCGCCATGCCCATGCTCCCAAGGCTGGATGATCTGATCCGGCTTCCTGATCGCCGAACTGATCACGCTCACTGGGTTCTCAATCGCCCAACGTTCGACCGGCGCATCCATCAGTAACCGCACGAAGGCCAAGGCCTGCTCAGTCAGCGCCGCATCACGCCGGCCCTGATATGTCGCCCACATCCCACTTACCGCCAAGTAGGTACACGGCGGATGGGCCACCATCAGATCCCAGCCATCACCCAACACGTCCTCAACCGGACCTTGATAGTGCGGCCCTGGCACCTCAGTTGGCAGCAGGTCACAGCTCATCGCCTCATGGCCGCGGCGAATGAACGCATCCCGCACGCGACCGCTGTACTCGCAGGCAATAAGCACACGCATGGCACCAGGATGCCATGCCTTGCCGTATGACCCCAGTAGACGAGTCGTCTAATACACGCGCAGCCCGCTGTTCCCAGACCGCCAGGGTTTTATTCCGCCTCCCATCTGCCATACGGCATAACCAAGTGCATCCATCTGGCCGCTGAGATCCAACTCGCCACCATCACCCTTCGTCGGCTGCTGCGTTGCCTTGTCATACGCCTGCTGTTCGAGGCCTTTGATCACGCCCTTGCAGCTGGGATGCACAAACAGCTTGCGCTCACCAGCAGCATTCAGAATCTGCACGTTCACGCTCAGCACCCGATCGCGGATGAACGGGTTGGCTGATTGCGTCTGCAGTCTCAGCCCTGCACGCTTCATCAGGCCAAAGTCAGAGATGCCAGCGTTCTTCGTGCTCCTGCTCTGGCTGCTGGCATCAGGGCACACGATCAGCTGGTTGTGCTCCACCCATGGCGTGAACCGCTCAAGGATTTTCTCGATCACACCGGGCGTGTCCCTGGCGATCATTTCGTGAAACACATGGATGCCATCGCCGCGCTGCAGGCAGCAGACCACCCAGCAGCGATCGACGTTGAAGTCCACGCCTAGCCAGCAGGTATCGCCCTCGCTTGGGCGGTCAATGTCGCTGGCGTTGAGATCTCGCTTGAACTCGGGATACACAGCTGCCTGCGTTAACAAGCAGAATTCACCCTCCGTGTAGCTCTTGAACAGTGCGGGGCTGTAGTTCTCCCGCATTGCATCCAAGAAGTCCGGCGGCAAGTAAGGGTTATCAGCCGTGCGGCCTTTGTACATCGCACGATCAGGCTTATCGCCCTGCTCATGGAATAGCTCGTACAGCAGGCCGAAGCCCTCAGGCGTTGAGAACAGACCTAGCTGACGGCGGTTGCCTGCACGCAAACGACCAAGGAACTTATCAACTGCACGCTGGGCAATATCCACCTTGGAAGTATCAATTTCGTCAGCGCAAATCCAAGCGCAGTTCAAGCCGATGATCCTCGACCAGTTCTCCATACTGCGGCACAGGATCGTGGCTGGCCCTGTTGGCAACATCAGCTTGAACTCGGGCAGCGGGCTAGCCCTGTATTCGTATTCAATGCCGTACTGCTCAAGGAAATCCTCAAGGCTGCGGATCACCACGTCACGCACCAACGGGCCAGTCGGCGCAAACATCACGCCTAGCTCATTGGGGTTATCCATGCTGAGCAAAGTGGCCCAGGCACACATCGTCCTGGACTTGCCACACCCGAAACCACCCACGAATCCAACAATGCGGTGGTTGGTGTCTTCAATCATCACCCGCTGGTAAGGCAGGAGATCCTCAAGGATCCGCTGCCGCAAGGCATCTGCCTCTTCCTTGCTACCACTAGTCTCCGCCACTACTGGGACGGGCGGCTCTAGAAGCGTGCCCCCAGCACAGCGATCAAGGATTGACATAAGCAGCAGCAGCTTCGCGTGCGTTCGCTGCTTTCAACTGCCCCTCTTTCTCATCTACTAAATGGGCACTGCTAACAACAGTGCAATTCGTGATGCCGTCTTCTGTAAGGCATACCTTGTAACAGCCGTCGTCCAAGTGGTGAACGTCGAGGGTCATGAGGTCAGACCTGTTAGCTCAGCTTGCAGCTTGATTGCGTTCAGGGCAGTTTGGTGTTGCTTGTCGGCTTCTGCCTTTTGGCGGATGGTGCGGATGCCGGCCAAGCATTCGGCCAGGAAGGCTGGGCGGCTGAGGT